AGCAATAGTGGTAGTAGCAGTTGATGTAGTTATTCCTAATCCGCCAGCGTTATTTGATGGTGCTCCAGATGGTCTTGCTTTTCCTCTATCGATATCGTCTTGTGTTACTTGATATTTAAAATACGCCTTTTCAGCACCATCGAAGTGTCGTTCTGCAAATAGTTCGAGTGCTTCGTCTAATCGATCTTCACATTGATCTCTGTCTACATTGATATCTACGACGGGGGAACCTAATGCCCTTAGGGCGTAGTCTATAAGTTCATCTCTACTTTTTGGATGTGCCATAAGAAATACTCCTGTTGTCTTCTATTATGTATAAAAGACAACAGGAGTACTAAAAAGTAATGGCTATTTATTACTCTTCTTCTGGAGT